CGCTGCTCCTCGATCAGCAAGCCCTGCGCGGCAAGCGTGGAGGGGTTGTAGTCAAAGCGGGCCTCGCCAGAAGCCGCCGTAGACAGTACGCCAGACGAGTTGAAGAACGTCGCCGTGGTTGCGCGGGTAAAGGTGATGCGGGAATCGAGCGGATTGTTAATGAAGTCAAGGTTAAGCGCGGGGTACGGGTTGACCAGAGGCGGCAGCCCCAACGACAGAATTGACGGCAACCCGATAGGAACGCCGTTGCGAATGTCGTCCCCGAAACTCATCGGATGTTGATAGGTTTAGCAAAAATTGAGCCGCCAGAAACCTGTTGAATGGCGCTTACTCGCCACGGCGCGCCGGTGCCTTCAGGCACTTTAAACGCGATAGGCACGCCCGCGGGGATCGGAGTGCTAGAAGTCGTTGCAGTCACACCCTCGCCTACAACAATGTATGCGTTAGTTGTTGACCACACTACTACGCCCTGCGGGCCAGACTGCCAAGTCGCCGTGGAGCCAGCGGTGCCCGTGTACGCTACCGTACGACCGGGGTATACGGCATCGGCCATCGGATTAAGAAGTTCCATGTTCTACCCTCACGCTAAGAAGCGCAGTTTATAAATGGTCGTAAGATACAACGTCAGTATCTCATCAATCAAATTTTGTAGAGGAGTATCCTCTTTACTACAAACCGTGTAACGCATTTCCTCAAGCGTCTTCAGCTCGTCCTGCAAAAAGTCGAGCACATTGTTCGTCTTTTTAGCCGTTTGTAACGCAATCGGACCAATCAGGCCGTAACGGCCCTGATAGGCCTCTGCGAAGCTGTCTGCGAGCGGAATGACCCCTTCGTAAAACTTCTGCAACGCCTTGTGTTTTGCAAAGTTACGCGTGTTGAGGTGCGTAGAGTGCGTCACATCGCGCGCAAGGAACAAGTGCCCGATAAAGACTTCACAGGTCATAGCGGCATCCCTTCAGGCGGCATACCCATCTCGCGGGGGGCGCTAGGCGCCACAAGCTCACCGGTCGATAGCATGCCAGCCAGCGTGCCCATAATGATGTCTTGCACCTGCTCCTGAGTTAGACCGCTCTCGACCGCTTTAATTCGATCCGTCTCGGCATTGTACGCCTTGACCTGAGCCTCAAACTCCTTGATCTGCACCTCACGGGCTTCCATCGACTGCTGCACGCGGCGGAGCATGTCCTGCATCATCTGCATCTCTTGCGCCATCACTTCCATCTGCTGATTGGCGGCTTGCAGGGCTGGGTCTTCTTCGTCCGCGAGCAGCTTCGGATCAATCATCTTCTGAAGCCGCTTGCTAATTTCCTGAGCGCCCGGCCAGTCCATGTTCTTAACGAACAGATCGCCGGCGACCGACCAAAGCTGCGGGTTAGCCTGCAAAATCTGCCCCATCGCGTCCATGGCTTCCTGCCGCTTGGTCGCGTAAGACGGGCCGGTCGTGACCGCCACGTCGTACTTGCCCACCGACGGGTTGTAGATTTTCTCGATCACCACGCCCGTCTCGTCCACGATGCGACGCACCGGTTCGGCCTGCATCGGGTCTATACGGGCGGTCGATGTCTCGCCGTCCAAGCCGATGATGCGCGCGATGCGCTGGGTGTCGTAAATCTTCGGGATCAAGTCAACGAGTTGGCGCGTCCCATAGCGGATAGCACGAGCGAGGTTGTCTACAAAGTGGTATGTGCCTGTGTCGCCTTGCCGTTCACGCGCCAAGATGGCCCGACCGGTGCGCTCGTTGGAGCGCATGCCAAGACTTGCATCATACTGGCCGGTAGAGGCCTTGATGTCGTCGGCAGCGCCCATTTTCGCCTGAATCAAGCCCGTCTGGGCCAGCGGCGGAGGTGCGCGTTGTGGCAGCGGCAGGATGTTTCCCTGCCCGTCTGTCACGTCGGGGTTAACTTCTAGGTACGGCCAGTTGGTCGTGTTGGCCGTCTTCCATTGGGTTTCGTAGCCTTCAAACTGGCCACCGTAGCCAATAAACGGCGCCTTGGGGGCCAGAGCCAGCATCTCGGCTTCTTGGGACACCCAGTAGTTGTACATGCGCTGGGCGTCCTTGGCGTTACGCACAAGGCCCGACACGTACATACGGCCGTCTACTTCAAACTCGTTGCCGATCACGCGGATTACAGGAATCCACTTGCCCGGCCATTCAGAGGATTCCAGAATCTCGTAGCCGTTGGTTTTCAGCCACTTGACGCGCTTAACGTCAACTTCGCGCTTGCGGATGGGCTGGAGGCCCAGCATCTCAAGCTCACGCGCCTCGGGCGAACCCGCGTACGCCGTTTGGTTGCCGGCGTACAGGTTCAGCGTCTCTCGGCTGTGCTCTTTGTAGAAATACTCGGCAATACGGACAGTATTCTGGTTGATCCACTGCGACAGCGCCTGGTCGCCGACACCGCGCTGCATAACCGTTGAAATCGGCTCTGCATTGGGGTACATGCGCTCAAAATCCGACTTCTGGATGTCTTCGGTGATGAAGCACCACTCGGCATCCGCCCCGCAAGGGTCTTGGATGGTCGGGTCCATGTAAACACTGAAGCTATTTCGGATGCGACCGATACGAAGGTCTTGGTCAAACGTGTTCTCGTCGCAGTATTCCGTCAAAATGCGGAAATACCCCTCGCCGTACGTGACCTGGTTGTCGCACGCGGTGTCGTAAGCGACATCCGCATCGGAAATATACTCAATGTGACGGACAATTCCGTCAAAAATCTCAGCGACCTCAACGTCCGCCTTGTCATCGACCGGGATAACCTTGCCGGCCGGCCGGTTCTGACGCTGATCGTTCGTCACCTGCCGTACGTGCAGCGGCAGCTTGTTGATTGTAAGGCACGGGCGCGCGTTGAGCGTCTGTCCCTGCACCGATCCGCGCTGCGCCAGCACGTCCTGTGGCCATTGCCACTGGTTGTCGGGCGAGCCTGCCATGAAGCGCAGGTCATCTAGCTCGTCCTCACGGCTGTCTGAGTACGCCGCGAGGGCGGAGGTCAACCGCGAGCGGGCCGTAGCCAGCACGTCCGCCGGATCGCGCGAGGCTTTGCCTCGGTCGGTGGGCGTGTTAGCGACGCGTGCCGCGCCGCGCAGCCCTGTGGGGTCTTTAGCCATTATTTGCGCTTCTTACCTTGAGCCTTACGCTTGACCGAGTAGGCGATCGCCACCGCTTGCTTCTGCGGCTTGCCCGCCTTCATCTCAGCCTTGATGTTCTTACGAAAGGCAGCCTTGCTGGCAGACTTAACGAGTGGCATGTAAATTACCTCTTTTTAGCCGTTTTGGCCGACTGCCGGAACGCCTTAGCGGTTGGTGCGCCCTTAGCCCCAGGCTTGCGCATCTTCTCGCCCGATCCGGCCTTAATCCGCTCGCGTTTCGCGTGGATATTAGCGTACAAACCCGTTTTAGCGGCCATTAGTTGCACTTCCAGCGTCTAAGCGACGCCTTTGCTCGTTCAGCCGGCCCTTTGGCCTTGGCTACAACGCCCTTCATTCGCGCGCAAAAAGACTTCTTACGCCCTGCGTCCGCCTTAGTCTTCGGACTAGGTGCCGGAGCCTTCAAGTTGCTGCCCGTAGCGCGGTTATACTTAGCGCGCCCCTTGGCCGTCAAGCCCGCGCCCTTAGACACGGGCTGCTTCTCGCCCCGACCGACCGACAGACTGACCGTTTTGCGCGCCATTAGGCTCCCATCCAGCTGCTTGTCATGCTGCCTCCACGCTCGGCAACGATGCGTCTTGGCTTGTCCCGCGCCTCGCGGTTAGCGAGCGGGTAGGCGAAGGTGACGGCGAGCGCGTCCGCTGCGTCGGGTGACGCTTGGCCGCGAGCTTTCATCTCCTTCTTCCCTTCCAAGAACAACGTACCTGACGAGTTAGGCTTGACGTGGGGGCCGCACAGGTCCGACTTAAGGAGCCGATCCGTCGGGATGCTCGCCGAGCGTAGCCACTCCCGCATGTCGCCCCACATCTCTGCCCGCTTGTTGCCCCACATCACCGGGTTCTTGGCCTTCCAGCCAAAGTTCACCCCACGTACCTTATACCTCTGCTCTTTTAGCCGGTCAAGTACGCCGTAGCCCAAACCGCCCTCGTCGATGACGGTGAGCGCGGGGTTGAACTCCTCAATAGCGTCGATGACGCGACCGACGGTCGTCATGGTGTCCTCGCCTCGGTGGCGCCGGATTGCAACGATGTCGCGCCCCTGCCTTACGACGATGACGGTCGAGTCAGCGCCCCCGCGCGCGGGGTCAACGCCGATTACCCGAGGGGCGCTTTCATCCTTGAAACGAACTCTTGCCATAGCTTCGTCCACCAGGCGAGGACTGATGAACTGGTCGTCTCCGTCGGAGGGGAACTCTCCATACACTTCGACCTTGGCTTGGCTGCTGTCGGCGCCGTACTCGGCGATGATCTGCTCGTAGACCGCTTTGTCGGTGTCTTCGACTTGGCGCGCGTCGATGTTTTGCGTTGTCCAGAACTCTCTTTTCGCGTTGAAGCACTCATAGAAATACCCCTCGTTGCGTCGCGGGTTGCTGAAGGACAGCCAGAAGCGATGCGGCGTGTTCTCCGTAAAGAAGCCCGCCGTCACCGACCAGATACTGTCTGGGATACCACTGGCCTCGTCGAAGATGACTAGCACACCGTCGTGGTTGTGTACGCCCGCGTACGCGTCGGGGTTCTCCTCCGACCAGAGTCGCCCTTCGACCGACCAGTACCGCGTGCCTTTCTTAAGGTCGCGCTCGACGATCTCCGCGAGCCACTTGGCCGGCATCACGCGCGTCGCGCTCACCTCAAACCAATGGCTGTTGATGAGCAGCGCCAGCCACTTAGTCACCTCGGCCCAGGTGACCGAGCGTAGCTGCGCCTCGCTGTTAGCCGACACGATGGTCGTCGAGCCTATGCGGGTCGCTAGCATCCATAGGATGAGCCAGCTGACCAAGGCCGACTTACCGATACCGCGCCCCGAGGCGGTGGCCATGCGCAAGACCTCATAACTGGTCGCCGTTTTGTTTTTGGCGATGTGCGCGGCGATGTCCCGCAGCACCTTGCGCTGCCACCGCCTCGGGCCGTCAAAGTGCTCCAGAGGCGTGCCCTTTTGCTTCCAAGGGAAGGCGAACAGCACGAACGCCTCGGGGTCGTCCTTGACAGACGGCGCCCAGAGCCGTGACATGATCTGCTGCTCGTCGTCGGCGCTATAGATCGGCGTTTGCATCAATAGGTTCCGCTTGGGTGTACGCGAGGGCCGTTGGCTCGGCGTGGGTCAGTGCAGCCGGAGCAGCCGACAATACTCGGCCATTGATGACGCGAGACTCCGCCTCTTGCAGCGCCGCGATGACGCTGATCTGCTGCGTGACATCGACCTGGACTTGCTGCTTCGCCACCCAGCCGTGCACATGCTGTAGGAGCGAGAGCGCAGCCTTGCTATCGCCATTGCGAGCCGCCTCACGCAGTTGACCTGCCGCCTCAGCCTCAGCGTCGGCACGGCCTTTGGCCTCGGCCATTTCGGCGAGCGGGTCCATTTGACATAAGCGGCGGTATTCGGTGGGCAGCATGCCCGCTGCGAGCGCAAGGCTATCACCTTTAAGCCCGAGCGCCGCCGCGTCATAAATTGCTTGAAGCCGCGATTCGGTCGCCTTGATCTCGCGGGGCTCAAACGGGAGCGATTTGAACATGTCGCAACACTACCTTTCGTGTAAGGCAATAGCAAGCGATGTGCAGGATTGTCCTGCCGGGAGGCCGCGATCCACAACAACCGTGTGACCTGTGTGCCGGGGCGGAGATTGCCTTAGATGGTGGGCTATAGCCCTTCAGCTACCTCCCGGTCGCTACGTGCGCATCACGTCAGACATCGCCACGCAAGAATAGCACAAGACTTTAATTTACGGGCT